GCATGAGACCGCATTAAGACTGATTGTTACCCGTTTGGCCCAACTGGGAATGCTAGGGAAATCCACGTTGGTCTGCGTGGTCAGGGTAATCGCCGTGCCGCTCACCAACTGTGAACCCGTGCCCGGCACAGTCACCGTGGGATACCAAGTAGTGCCTGTTGCGCGGTAGACGTAAGACACCGCAGTCTTAGCTGGTAGAAAGGTAACCGCGCCTACAATGCTTGCACTACCGCCCGACATTGTTAATGACGTAATTTGCTGGCTGCTACTGAATGTAATAACCATCCCTTCTACAAGCGACGAAGTAGGAAGGTTAATAGTCCCACTAGATAATGTGCCACCGGGGTTAAATACCGCAGTGGTGTACCCGCTAGGCCAGTTGTATGTAAACCCTGTGGTTAGGGTTGGGTAATCTACAGACTGAAGCAGCCCGTAAGTTCCATTAAGAACAGCGGTCATGGGTTAGCCTTTCGGATATTTGGCTTTGACTGCTTGGCAGTCGGCAATGTACTTGTCAATCTGTGCTTGGTCACTCTTTACTACACCATCAAGGTAGTCGGTCATGGGCGGATACTCCGCAGCACGTTTCTGTGCGTAGGTCAGTTCTGCCGGTTTAGGGCGCAGCGCCTCGGCTTCTTCATCAGTAATTGGAACGCAACCCCTAGGCAGGTAGTATTCAAACTCAGTTGACTCCAACCAATGCAAGTTGTTTTCAGTGTCTTTGTAGTATTGCATTTCCAATCCTTAACGAAGTTCAGCATAGTTGCTGATATTGCTGCCGCTATAAACATAGCTTGCTCCAATTGGAACCACAGTTGAAGCCCACGCAGCACCAGTAGTACCTGCACCACTGGTACCAAGCTGCGGATTTGTAGTCACAACACCATTGACAGTAATAACGGCTTGCATGACGCCGCCGTTTATAAGTCCAGTCCAACAACTTGCAACAATCGGCTTTCCAGTTGTGTTGTAGTAAGTAGTCCCGTTAGTACGAGTGACAGTCTGCCAAGTCTGTCCATACCCCAACGAACTCATTGCAGACAGTGCTTCGCCGCCTTGTCCTTGTATCAGCGCAAGTGAACCCCAGCCGGTAGCGGTGGTGAAAGTAGCATCAACGCAACCTATGACCCGATACGCAACGCTAGTCCGCACATTTGCCGCTAGGATTGTGGTCGCCGTAGTTGCAGTGGTCGCGGTGGTAATCACTCCGGTCTCGTCAAGGGACACGCCACCATAAATTGCAGACGCTGCGAGTTCGATTGTCCCTGCGTTGTTGATTGCAAGGATGACAATCCGCTGTTTGCCGTATGCAGTGGTAAGACCAAAACTGTCAGTTGCTGCAATGGTCAAATTGGACGGGGTTCCAGTTACCGTGGTAACGGTTCCGCTGGTCAACGTGGTAGAGCGGAAATCCAATGTCAGCGCAGAGGCCGACACAGTGATTGCGTTGGTTGCAATGGATGCAGAGATGGGTTGAAGCTGCGCCCCCGTGCTTAAAGTTCCACCGGATGATGGCAATGTTACCGTGTAGCTGCTGCTGGTATTGGGCGACGTAAGGGTGACAACGCCTGTACCCGCTGCATTGCCTTGGATTGCGACTGAACTCATGGGTTCTCCTTAAACGACAGACCAAGTGGAGCCGGACGGCACGGTGACCGTAACTCCGCCCGCTACTGAAACAGGCCCGAATGTGCCTGCGTTGTTGTTGGTCGTGATGGTGTAGCTGGTGTTTACGGTCTGACCGTTCTCATAGAAAATCTGGTCGGCTCCGCCGCCTGTTGCGCCGCCGCTACCCGAGACCTTGATGAAGTCCGAGCCGTTCCACACGCAGATTGCCGAGCTACCAGCGCCGATAGTGACCCCGGTGGTTGGGCCTGTACCGCACAGCTTGATGGATTGGGTGCTGGAGGTCTTGTTGACGACGATGTAGTACTGACGACTGCCGGACGACGCTGCCGGGGCGATGATGGTGCGGGTTGCTGTGCCCCCTGCCGTCCACAGAATGATGGAGTACTGCGAAGAGGTTCCACTGAGGGACGCGCCGGTCGTTTTGGTCAGCGTGACATCCGCATCAGTGCTGATGGTGTTTGTGCCCGCCACCGCTGCGTCGAGGTAGGTGGTGATGTAGTTGTTGACCGTATCGCCCCATGTCCCGGACAGTTCGCCCGTGACGGGGAGGGCAAGGCCCAAGAGAGCGGAGTAAGCAGTCGTCATGTAATCATTCTCCAAGAGAGGGACTCTTCATCCCATTCGTACATATTACCATCAGTAGGTGCTGGAATAGGGGCAACCCAGTAGGCCTCGCTCTCGTGCAAAACCCAGCTTGGGTATGGTGATGGGCCGTGCAACTCACACCCAACAAACGCCCGTGCTTCATCGTTGGTCATGGGGATTGAACCATCAGGTAAACCCGTCAATGGCGTACCGGAATCGTACCAGTAGAGCGTGTCGGTAGGTGATTTGTAGTACATATCAGAACGGCGTAAGTGCGCTGTATGTTGCACCGCCGACATTGGTAACGGTATATGGGCCACCTGCGTTTGCCGTGCTGCTGTCGTTGGTAAAAGTGCCTGATGTGGACGCTAGTAACAACAACTTTGTGTTTGTAATGTTTGTTAACGGTGCTGTTGGAGGAGTAAACCCAGAAACTGTGTACACGGCTGTCCCGTTTACATATCGATAATTTGTTACATTTCCATTTATATAATATTGCGTTGTTTCGGAACCAATTATCATTCCTGTGCTTGTGTAAGTTACAGACGTTGTGGTGTCTGTTGTTTTAGCTAACTTTACCCCATTAACGTAAATGTTGCACACCGTAGTTGTTGCGCCAGTATTGCTACGCATAGCGCAAATGTGATACCAAGTGTTTGCCACAATCCCTGATGCTGACGTTACCCATTTGGTACTAGCGCCTTGCCATATACTTAAAATTCCATTTCCGGGAGTAGCATTCCCGTGAAAGAAAAACCTAAAGTCACCTTGCTGGTTGCATAAAGACGCAAGTGAAGCACTTGCTGGTAATGCTGCAAACCTAACAAACATTTCTATGGTAAAAAGATTATTGCCTAATGTAGGTGGGCTTTGCGCTGCTATTGCCGTTAAATATTGATTAGTTCCATTTAAGGCAATACTTCCACCCGTACCAGCAGAGGGCCAGTTTCCAGCTTGTTTAGCTTGCGCTGCTTCACTTGGCGTCCAAATACCAGATGCGCTGGTGTTGTTGTTAGCAACCGCCGTAGAAGAGTGAACTGAGCCTTTCCAGCGTTGCATCAGCTTATCGCCTCATAAGAAGCTACCATTTCAATCGCATTGCTTGTGCCCGCAGTGACAACTACCGACTGTGTTTCACCTATGTACATCATGGTGCTCTTATCGATGATGCTGATTGCAGAGGTGGCTGGAACGCTAATCTGGTACGCAATCCGGTACGCTGTGCCACCGCCCAATGTAGCACTGTTGATTGACACCGTAACAGACGCAGCAGTACCTGTGACGTTAGTAGCCATCATGGTATCTATCTTGTAGACAGTGTTGGCTGCGGGAGTCAGCGCAGTCCAGATTGTTCCGGCAGTCGTGATGGTGGTTGAAGACACGGTTTGTGAGGAGCTGACCGTGTAGGTTCCAGCCTGACCGGGCGTATATAGATTTCCTGCGCCGCTCACAGCGCCTGTGGTCACATTGCTGATGGTAATGGTATTGGTCGTTGGGTTGACTGCCGTAACGTATGTTCCAGCAGGAATACCGGAAATAGGCTGCACAAACTGACCAACTACGATTGATGCTACCGTACCAGTGGTGTACGTGCTAAGAACGATTGTGCTTGCCCCGGTAGAGGCTTGGGTAAACGTAGCTGCTACGGTCGCTGCATTGGTAGCGGTAAGCTGCGTAGTGATGTACGTGCCTGTGGTAACCCCGGTTCCGGTGATAAGCTGGTTCGGGTAAAGCGTTCCAGAAGCAATAGCTGTAGCAGTCAAGGTTGTAGTTGCAATAGACGCTGTTACAGAAGCAGTTGGTACGGTCGTATAGGTGGTCGCTCCAAGGATGGAGGACACGTTGACCATATTCGGGTTTGCCATGCTATTCCTTTAGATGCCGAACACCATCGACATAATGATTGACTTGCCATCGGTAGCCGCTGCACTGGCGGGGTAGGTCACAAACACTGTAACGGTCGCTCCGAATGTGCTGACTGCATTGTTGCTGTTGCTGGACGAGAAGATTGTGGTGCGAGTCAAGGTCGGGCCGGAGGTGGCGTATGTACCAATGCCCACTTCCCAGTTGGTTCCATCAGTCGCGGAGTAATACGTGGTGTTGCCGTTTCCAATCACGGCAAAGCTTTGGAAGCCGGTCGAGGTCGCGCCTAATGTGAAGCTGACAGTCGTGTTGGCTGTCGCTGCTACCTGTACGCGGTCGGCTAAAACAAGTGCCATGTATAACCCTATGTCGTTTCGACCAATTCCCACTGGTCGGTTTGCGCGTTGTCCATTGTACCCCAGCCCGGTGTCTGGGTGGTGCTCGTGTTACTGAAGCTGGAACTCTGGGCGTTGTCAATCACAGCCCAAGCTGCGGTCTGCGCGTCGTCGATATTTTGCCAGTTGGCGGTCTGGCTGTCATCAATCAGCTCCCACAGCAGACGCAGTGAGCCAGCGTAGCCCGAGGCAGAAACCCCGGATAGCTCCACAGTGATGCCAAACCCAATGCTGCCAACCTGACCTTCTGCGGAGACCGTGTTGATACTGAGCGGGGGAACCATCGTCCCCACACCGCCGTCTGCCTGAACTCCGGTCAGAGCTAGGTTTTTATTGAGCCCAACAGAACCAACTGAGCCAGTAGCAGACCGCCCAGAAAGTGCCAGAGAGCGGCTTGTGGCAACAGAGCCTACAGAACCGGTAGCAGACCGCCCAGACAGCGCCAAAGACCGACTTGTCGCAACTGTACCGGTAAGGCCAGAAGCTTGGTTGCCTGATAACGGGATGCTTACCGCAGGGGATTCTGAGCCAACTAAACCGGAAGCGGATACACTGGTGAGCGCCAATGTCAGGCTGTAGGTGACCGTGCCTACCGCGCCATTAGCCTGAACCCCGGTCAGGGCTTTTGATAGCCCATAGATGACCGTACCAACTGCGCCGGAAGCCTGTACCCCAGAAAGTGCAAGTGTTCGGCTAGATGTGACTGAGCCTACGGCCCCGGTAGCTGCAACGCCGGAGATTGCCCGGTCATAAGAGACACTGACAGTGAGGTTGGGGGATACGCCGCCCCATCCATAGGAGCTCCAAGTTCCAGTGCCCCATGCGTAGTTGACTTGGGCTTCTGCGCTGACCCCGGTCAGGGCAATCGTGCGGCTTGTGCCAACAATTCCAGTGTTACCTGTGGCTTGGACACCAGACAACCCGCCCGCAGCCGTGGCTCCAAACGGCGCAGCGGAAAACGGGTTTATACCAAACATGGTCTACACGGCGTATAGCCGCGCCCCGCTATTAGGTTGTAGCCAAACGCAGCAATGCAGTCGTCGTGGTGTTGGACGGCATTGTCAACGTCAAGGTTCCGGCAGTGATGGTCTGCGAAGAGAAGGTGTGCACACTGACGGCCTTGTTGCTCTGGGTGGAGTTGTAAATCAACACCGTGTCGAACGCCGTGGTCAGGGTCACCGTCGTGTAAACCAAGCTGGCAGAAGGAGTCCAATAGCCAACCCCGGCGGTTGCCGAGGAGTTGGTTGAAAGCGGCGCGGTTGCGTTGGTGACCGTGATGCCACCAGCCGTGTAGTTTGTTCCAGTGACCTCACCGGTTGTTGTGTACACCGTGGTGGATGCGTTGATGGTCGCCGAAGCAAGGTACAGAGCCGCTTTGAACGTGTCTGCCGTAGTTGCTGCGCGAATAGGAGCAGTGCCAAAGTTGTGTTGGCCTTGCATCAGTTCCCCAAGGAACGAAGTGCACATGCTTTGGGTGTTTGCCACGGTATTTCCCCTTAAAAGGTTGCGGTTTCGCCGCCAGCAAAGCTGGGCATTTGTTTCAAAATCACATGAGCGGAGCGGTGTACAAGCTCACCGTTCAGCCAGTATTCATCCCACGTAGTCAGCTCGTTCTCGTTGTCAACCGTGCCAGTGCGATGCTCCAGCAAGGAGGTATCCATGTCGCCTTTGGTCGTCGTGACAATCAATTTGAACTCCTGATAAGTGCGGTGGTTGCCGTGTTGGCGGGCATAGTGATTGTAAACGTGGTGGTCGATGTTTTGTCTGCACCGAAGTCGATGACTGCGATGGACTTGTTGCCCTGCGTCACGTTGTAAATCAAAGCGCACCGAGCGGTGATTGCCGCCGTCCAAGACACGTTTGCCCAGTTCACGTAGGCGGTGTACCCAGAGGAGCTGATAGAGACCCCGGTCAGTGCCTGTCCGCCCGCCGTGTAGCCGGTAGCCACTACCTCGTTGGAGGTGGTATATACCGTGGTGTCTGCGCCTAAACTCACATCACCGGTGTACAGCGCGATGTAGATGGTGTCTGTCGCCAAGTTGTGGACAGCCTCGTACAGCTCCTTCTTGAAGCTGGTAGTCTGGGTCTGGACTATGCTCATGTCACCGCCTCAAAGCTGTTGGACTTGCGAACATTTTCTGTGCCCGGAATGACTTGCAGATTGTACGGCGTGTGTAGCCCAGACACGGTTCTACCTTGTAGGGGGATGATGTGGTCTACATGCCAAGAAAACCCAAACATTTTTGTTCGCAGCGCCGCTAATTCATAAGCCTGTTCAATCATCCAACGGTCATCACAGGTCAACCATTTTGGATACCGCATGCGCCTTTTAGTCTGGCTTGCTCTTGTGTAGGTAAGCATTTTCACCGGATTGTTCTTACCCCAATTTTTGACCCCTGCTTTTATTTTGTCCGTGTGATTTACGTACTGTGTGGTGTTGTGTTGCTTTACGCTATCCGGGTTGTTTTTTCGCCAAACCACAAGATGCTCGGCTCTACATGTAAGGCATTCGCCGGTTTTCGTACGCCGGTCTGCCACATGTCCGCGCACGCACGCAACACCAGTAAAGTACCTTTTGTACCCCCCGGCTAGTGCTTCTTTGCGTGTATTTGGCATCATGTAACAGCTTGGCGGTATTGTCCACTACGGTATGCGTCTTGGCGTTCCATGCCGTCACCAAGGCGTTTAGCAAGGGCTAGTGCTTCTTTGTACTTGCCGTCATACAGGGCAAGTAAATCGGCCTCGCCCTTTTGGAACGTGTAGGCTTCAATTAAGCAGCCGTACAGCAGCACGGTATCGAAGTTGTCACCCAGCCACGTTGTGGTCGCGGTGGTAATAGACTCAGGGTAATAGTAGTAGTGCAGTTCCGCAGAGTACGCTGCATCGGGCGTAGGGCCAAGGATAAACGTCAGTTCGTTGGTGATGGTCGTACCAGACACGGCGGGGCCAAACAAAGCGTAGTACTTGGGTGTTCCTGTGTCCGACGGGGTTGGGTACGCCTCACGGATGAAGTTCACATCCTTGTTCAATAGGAACGTGAACGGGCCGCTGTCCGTGTAAATAGCCAAGGAGTACGTGGCAAGGAAGTCATTGGGGGCAGATAAGTACTTGTTGCCTGCCGTGATGACACCTGTCTGGTTCTTGCGCAGTGAAGGGAACTGCACTGAGTTGTAGATGCGCTGCTCCGCTTGCTCAATGAAGCGGTTAATCTGAGCTGTAGACGAGACCGTAGACCCATCCGCGAGTGTAATCTCCGGAAAGTTGTTCTCCGTGTAGGTCTGTATCGCCGATACAAGCTCAGAATAGTTCATGCCATCGGGCCTCGTGCCATTGTGCCTTTGGTAGCCGCGCCAGTACCACGAATCTTGATACCTGTTGTCTTGACTTGCTCATCGCCAGCAGACTTGCTCAATGCGCCAACGCTGATGTCCAGCGTGTCCATCTTGCTGCGGTTGGGTTCTTTACCGGGGTTGGACTGGATACCAACAGCTTTGCCGGACATGTTGTGCGGCTTGGCGTAGACGCTGGCTTGACCAACTTCCTTGCCGCCTTTTTTCATACTGTATGCCATGATTTACCCCGTTTTCTGGTTAGCTACACGAGACAGATTGCGACCAACACGCATCCGGTCTTCGGAGGTGGGGCCACCTTTTTTAAGTTTCAAAGAAGTGCCTTTGCCACCTTTATGCTCTTGCGCATCGTGTTGCTTGAACGCCTTCTTAATCATGGCCTTGTCTTGCGCCATGTCACTCTTCATGTCTTCTTTGCTATCACTTTTAGCCATCATGGACTCCTATGAAACCGTTACT